CCAAAGCAATCCGCTGCGCCTGACTAAACATATTCGGATCAGATACAGGAACCACGTCAATCCTGTCGTCAAAGTCACTCGCCATCACAGCAGACTCTGCACCCTCTACAGAATACGGATACTCCTGCGGCAAGCTCTCCGACATAACCCGCGCCAGCATCTTGAACTCAATCCGCATGGCATAATGCAGCCGCTTATGCACCGCACTCATCACACGAGAACCCTGCTCCAGCATCGCAATAGTCGTTCCAACAGCCGCCTGCTGGTTACCATCACCCACCTTCAGGTCTGTAATCGTCGCAAACCGCTGACCCGCCTGAACAACAAACCCCAACAAGTTAAACAATGTCTGATCCGGCCCCTTAAACGGCAACGGCATCAAACTGTCGCGAATAGCACCACCCGGAGCGTCTACATCCCTGAACTCACCCGGCTGTAACGGGTCATCATCGTCCCTGATCCGTAGGCCGCGGGCCTTAAATCCTGCTGGAAGGTTGGATAACGTCCCTGCGTCAATCAACTGACGAAGTGCAGCCGTAGCTGTGCGCGACAGGCCACCAATCGTGTGAATTAAGCCCAATCCATAGAAACCAAAGCCCGGAAGGAACTTATAATGCACAAAATACTGTATTTTCTTCTTGTTCTCGTCTTCCTCACGGTAATTACGACGAATTGACAGTACCTGACCGTTGTCCTGACTAATTGTCACTACATATGGTATTTTAATACCCGTTGCCTCGCCGTCTTCGTCCTCCTCCTCATACCCCTCAAGGTCCAAATCAACATGACACTCCAATATCGTGCAGTCATAGTCGATCTGAGACGGCGTTACACCGTCAATGCGCTGTATCTCATCGTCCACGGACGACGAATCGCCCTGCGAAGGCAGTACAGGTATGTCCAGATAGAAGCCAGACACCTGTTTCTTGCGTAAATCATTCAACGACATACGCAAAACCTGCGTTATGTTAGGACAGGACTCCAAATCTGACGTTTCATACGGCACAACCAAGTGCTCCGCCGGTACAAACTTACTTACAGCCCGCCCTTTTGTCTCGTCATAGTAAACTTTCTTGAAGGTAGACCCCGCCAAAGGCAAAAAGAACAGCATCTGGTCCAGTTCAGGTGTATATTCCTCCATCACGTTGGTGATGTAGTAGTTCATAAACTGCTTTACGCGGATGGCCTGCTGCTCTTTCTCACGGGTTTCTGCTCCCAAGACAGCAGTTCGCACGGGACCTGAAGCTGGCAACAACTCGTTAAACGCCTGCGCTTGGAATTGTGTAGCAGCCTCTGCGAGCAAGGGATGCGTAACTCCGGAAGCTCCTCTGAACGGCTGCGCTCTCTCCTCGTAGGAGAAACCAAGAAGTTCCAAACCGTTGGCGTAAGCATCTTCCCACTCCTGTCGTCCCGACTTGTTGCTGTCAAACTCAGACATCAACTCGCCAGCAATACGGGACAACTCACGGTCCGGTATCTCTTCGGCCAAGTTCATGTAGAAATCATCACCCTTGCCGCGTTGGTCCTGCGGATCAAAATCAATGGTTACACCGCCGTCCTCGTCAGGAATCATCTCAATGTCCATGCCCTCGGCCACACCCTCAAAGGATACGACGTTGTCGTCCATGCTGCCCGGTAGCTCAAGCTCCACTTCAGCCGCCAAGTCCTCCATGTCCAACTGAGACGGGACGTTGTCCATCATGCCTGCAATAGGTTCTCTAGCCATTAAATGTCTCCTTTAAAGACCTAACTTACCATAGGCCGGTTCATATTCCTAGCTGTTGACGCAAGGGACGCAACGCCCATAGGGCCGCGGCCCGTGTTCCGCGCTGCGTCTACCATGCTTACTATGCCGCCGTCTGCTTTCTTCTCTACACCGGGCACGATGTTCTCCACGTTAAACACACCATAATTTTTACCGCCCCACTCATAAGTGGTAAAACCATCAAAACCTTGAGATCTAATCCAATCCGGAAGCCCGCTGTCTTCAATAGTCCCATAATCGCCTGCTTCTACCAAATCTAAGAAGTTCATGTCGTCGTCATAGTCATAAAATTTGTTGTTTAAACTTCTTTCGTACTGCGCGTACCAATCCGACTCCAGAAGCTGTTGCAGGTGGTCCGGGTTATCTACGTCAAAAAAGTTTACGTCTTTAAGATATACTGGACGTATGTTAGGTGTTCCGTCTGGAACATCTCCAGCATAGTATTCTGCCGTGCTGGGTTTATCCGCTACAAAAGTATACGGTGCGTCTGGGTCAAATTCCTTATACGCTGCCCCTGTACCGTGATAAAAGCGTTGCGGTTTGTCGCCGCCTAACAGTCCCGTTGACTTGGGGGCCGCGGGCCGCGGCTTACGTACCATGTCCAAAATAGGGTCCGGATTGTCTGGGTCTGGATACTTAAACTCAAAACCGTTACGTTTATAGAACTCAATTAACTCGTCCTGATTTAAACCGCCATCACCATACGGTGACGGATATAGTGTCAGTGTCGTACCAGTGTCGTCCGCCCGTTCTGTAACCCGCTTCAGTGTCTCTGAGCCAAGGCCCTCACCTTTTGCCCCCGCACGTAACAGTTCAATGTCCACGGCTCCCGGTTCAATATTACTTTCTCTAAGAGTTACGTCTGAAAACTTTAAATCAGGAAAAAGAAGCCGGTTTGGCATCGTTTCAATTAAGGCTTCTCCGCCCTTTACGCCTTTAGCAAAAGCTTGCAAACCTTCTTTTGCCCCGCGGCCTGCCATAATGCCTAAAACAGGGCCGTCCCCAAACTTGTCCGCGGTCCGCGCTATACTAACCGCGGTGCCCGCCGCCACTGTGGCCGGTACAGCAAACGGATCAAACCGTTCAATCTCTCCTGTTTCAGGATTAAATGTCTCGCCACCAGCTAGTGCGGTGCGAAGCTGACGGGCTGGATACTCTTTCAACTCTGTACCAACAGCAGAAGCAATACCACCCGCCGTCTCTGCCGGGTCAGCCATAAACTGTTTAAAAAAATCAATACCCCCGCTAATAATCGGAGGGACCGCGAACTGCGGGTCAGAGACTTTCATCGGAGTCTCTGAATAAATTACGCCGCCATCTACATCTTGCGTGTTTACAGAATAGGGCTGGTCCACCTGATACGACATGGGCACAAGAGGTGAAATTATTTGAGATATAAGGGGAGACGTAGGGTCTACCGGCAATCCTGTTTTTCTATCAGACAACTTCCCGCCCCAAGATACGTGACATCTGATCCATGACCTTCGGATCAACAGTTTGCTTCACCTGATCCACAGGCGTCATAATACCAGCCTGCTTCAATAACTTGCCGCCAACAGCGTCATCGCGTAACTCAACCATCTGACCAAACTGAAAACCGCGCTTCTTGCCAAAGTTCTGTTTAGAAATAGGGCGACGCATAAACTGTTCCGGAGCAAGATCCTTGTATATGTCAAAGCCCTCTATACCCGGATACTGAGGAATAGGCCGCATTGTGTCGGGCCCCGTTGTGTCCGCCCCCTTACTAAGGTCCACGGACATAATGCCCTCTACAAAATTTTCCATGCGTCCGATGCCCCTCTAGTAATAAGCGTGTATCCTACCATAATTATCTTCTTCGTCCCAGTCATCTGTTGGCAGTTGCACAAAATTACCCTGCCTATACCGCATCAATGCCTGCGTCATGCTATCAACAAGATCGTCATACTCCCCATTAGGGAACGCCGCTACCTCTTCAATCAACTCATCCGCAAACGTAGTGTCGGGGGCCCAAACCATTCCAGCCTCAAATAACGGCGATACCGAATGAACCCTCGTCACCTTATCATTACCTTTGCTCGGCGTAAAGTTAACAACAGGTATGCCCATGTTCCGTAGTTCGTGGGTCAAGGGGGTCCCTGACGCTTTGGCCTCAATGATGACGGTGTCGGGGTCCCAGTAATTATACTGGTCTAACGCCTTCTCCTTTAACTCCGGAAAGTCCCACCTGCCCTTCTGACTGTCCAAAAGGATCAACGCCGGAGGACCCCCAGCCTCTTCGGGCCGAAACACACCCCACGTCGTAATAGCAGAATAGTCCGCCGTCTCCCGCTTACTAAACGCCGTATCATAACTCTGGATCACAAACTCAAGATTGGGAACCTTCTCCTGCTCCCACACGTTCCACCACTCACGCCGAATGATAGCATTCTCTTCGCCCGTCGGGTTCTGCTGATACTGAGCGTTCCACTTGCTCGGAGGTATAGATGCTTTGACCGCGGTTAAATCTTCCAAAGACCAAAACTCAGGCCAACACGGCGTCTCGTCACTGAAAATAGCAGGAAGCTCCACAACTTCCCACTGATCGGCTAACGGATCTTTAGCCATCGCCCTCAAAAGCTGACCCGTCATATCCTTCTCAGACCACCGGGTCTGTACCAAAACAATCGACCCACCCGGCTGGAGCCTCTGCCGGGGGCCCCCTGTGTACCAATCCCATGCGTCATCAAAGCCGTTCGCGGACATCGCGGTCTGCTCCGAATGAGGATCGTCAATGATGATTAAGTCACCACCACGACCAGCCAAGTTCGATCCAACGCCAACGGCATAGTACATTCCACCAGAAGCCGTGTCCCATCGCCCCGACGCTTTACTGTCAGCAGCCAGACGAACTTCCGGGAATATGTCTTTGTAGTCATCGCTATCAATTAAGTTCTTCGTCTTTCGTCCAAAGTTTACGGCAAGCTCCGTTGTGTGAGTTGCCTGAATAATCTTCATCTTTGGATTCTTACCCATCATCCATGCCGGAAACAAGAAAGAAGCGAACTCGGACTTTGTGTGACGAGGAGCCATATTGATGATCAAACGCTTCAACTCGCCCGTGGCTACCCGCTGCAACTTGTCCGCAATGATCTTGTGATGACGACCGGCAATGAACTCCGGCCACATATTTTTTACAAAAATTAAAAAGTCATCTTTGCAAGCTTCATTCTTTTCAAGAAGCGCGAGCCTCAGTTGAAGCTTCAGTTCCTTCTCTGTCAGACCATCCATCGGGGGACCCTTAAATTGCACAAAATATGTGCATAAATATGCACATTTATTAGTCAGTTAACAAGACTTCATATTTGCCTATTTATTAGGCAATGTTTCACGTGAAACATTCTATACCGTTTTTCATATGAATATTTGAGAGAAACATGGCCCATGCTTGCGCCAGCCACGGCGTGGGCGGCGGCGCGAAAATCTCGGATTTTTGGCGGTTTTCTGCGGTTTTTGACCCGATATGGGAAGGAACCTAGCCGATTTTTCACGGCCAGCGCGTCCGGGTCAATTACCGGTAATCACGGCTAGCCGGTCACCGGATCACTGCCCGCTGCGGGCGCGATTTGCCCGCCGGATCACGGCCAGCCGGTTGACGGATCACGGCCAGCCGGTCACCGGATCGCGGTTCACGGTTGCCGGATCACGGCCAGCGGTTGGCGGGCTGGTATGTTTGGGGAATGGATCGCGGGGCATGGCTTGGCTTGTTTAACTCTTTTAATGCCGCAACGCAGGCCAGCTAGCAGGCATAAGAAAACCCCCGCTAGTAATGCACCAGCGGGGGCGGTTGTTGGGGTTGTTGGGGCTTTATCCGGCCATGTATGAAACGACGACAATAAAACCGATCAGGATATACACGATAAGCGAACCGATCAGGATATCACGGCAAGCCCTGATTAACAGGCCAGCCATTTAAATATCCAACGATACGGTTGCACCGGCTAAAACTTCCCTAACTTGGCTTTCAATTGCTTCGCGGCTTTCGTCGCTAGTCATTTCTTCGCCAAGCCGTTCGGCCAGCCGTTCGTCGATCATGGTTTCAATCTCGGACTGGTGTTCGTAAATGTCAAAGCAATCGGTCACGGTTTCAACAATTCGATCATCAACCATTTTATCGGCCACGCTTTCGGCAAGGGCTTCGACGCTGTCACCAATAACGCCCATGATCGCCTTATTGAACTGATCCAACTGATCCGCCTTAAATGCGTCGCGCCGGTTGGCGTGTTCTAATTGTTGGCGCAATTCGGCAATTTCGGCGTCGCGTGGATCAATGATTGCGTCGGCTTCAAAGTTTAAATTTTCCATTGTTTTCTCTTTCCCGTAGTTATGCGGCCAGCCGTTGCGGTGGCCGTCCCCGATAATATGGGGTAAATCCCATATAATGTAAACCCCCATAAAAAAGCCCCGCTTTTTAGGGCGGGGCAATGGGGCAATGCGGGGCGGGTTATTCCTTACCGATATCCCCCGCGACGTGATGCCGGATAATGGCGCGGGGTGATAGCGTCCGGAGAAAAGCCCGCAACCGGTCACCGTCGGATTGTTCTTGATCTTGTCCGGCGGTTGCCCGCCAATGGATAGCAACATTGCCGCCCGCCGCATAACAGCCCCCGCGATCATCGTTTTCTATTTTCTTTTTGCTGGCACCGTGACCCGTAAACCCGATAATATAATCACGATCTAGACGGGCGCATAACGGCTTGCCATTGCCGCAATTAATACACCCCACGTTGTCCAAATATTCGGCGGGGCAACGTATAACCCGCACCCCGTCGGCTATTGAGTTTTTGCCATTCTTCCAAAATGATTTTTTCACGACGGTGACAACCGGCGCGATCTTATCTTTAACCATTCGCACGGCTTCGGCCAAGGTATCGGCGGAATAGTTTATCGTTGTTTTATTAGGTGCCAATTTATGCGCCCAAAATAGCGGGTTAAAATGGGAATAGGTAAAACTTTCGCCGTGACGCGGTTTGGCACCTAAAACCGCGTCCAGATAAACGAAGTCTATTTGATCGGATTTACACCCGCGCCCGCTATCGTTCAATTTGCAATCGGCGGGGCACGTCCCAAAATTGTCACCGTCACCGGCGCGATATGTGACGGCCAAACCGTCGGTTTTATTCGCGGTTGAGTTTTTTACAGTTTTCAACATTGCTTTAAATCCCGTTAAAATTTCTAATAGTTCTTATTATCCCATTTTGTCCCATATGTAAAGCGCAATAAAAAACCCCGCCGGATCAGGGCGGGGCTTGTTGGTTTTTATGCTGGCCGGTTATGCGGCAATGGCGGCAACCCGTTGCCAGTCGGCGGGCTTCATGTTGAGCAATTGCCCGCCCCGTTGTTGCCATAGGTCAACGTCGTCGGTGTCGGCTTTATGGCTAACGGCGGTCACCGCATTGATCAGGGTTGCCCGTGATAATGGGCGGCCTTGTTCGTAACCGGCTTGGCCGATTGTATCCAGCAAGCCGTCTAATACGCTGGACGTTTCTTTTTTGGTTAATTGCATAACGCGGCCAAGCCCGCCAACGACGGCGGTTTTGTCGATTGCGAACCCGTCGATAGTATCAGCGGCGGCTTGTTTCATTTGCTCAATGACCTGATCGAACGCGTCGCGGCTTGAATAGACGCCAACCAAATCCCTGATTTTTAATTCAAGCGCGTGATTATCAGCGTCTTTCGCCTGATCAGATAACAAGCCCCAATCGTCGGTATCACGCGCCGACGTGATATGGCTTGACCGTGTTTTGTTTTGGGTCTGCATTCCATTAAGGCAAGCCAACGTCCAAGCAATTTGATAAACCGATACACTGCCCGCGCCAACTTCGCTATTCTGCAAGCCGATACCATTGGCCATTAGATCATTAAGCGCGGCACCGGTGCCAGTCTGGACAAGGGATTTTAAACGCAAATAAAGCCGCTTGTCTGTAACGTCGGCATTTACCACCTGAAACGCGGCGGGGTTGTCCATCAATTGCGGCAATGCGGCTTCAAGCAAATTGACATTATCAAAAGTTTTGAACTTATCCGAAACAAACGCCCGCACCATACCATTGGGATTTTCGGCATTATTCCACTGCGAGCGGGGCGGCTGGTCTATACCAACACCGCCAAACGTAAACGGCGCGGCTGTTTCGGCGTGGCGTGTTCTGATCATTCGGGTGTCGTCACTATCCCGCCAAATTGCGTTCAAAAGCCCGTCGAATTCGGCGGGGTATCTGGCCTGCAACCGTCGCGCCGTGCGGGTTTCAATGTCGGCATGGCTGGCAATTTGCCCGAACGATACCTCGTTAATGTCAAAAAACTGCGTTGGAACCCCGCCGGATTGCTCAACAACGATTTGCGGCTTGCCGGTTTCGGTGGTGGTTTTTTGTAAATCTTTTAGCGGTGCCAGATAATCGGCGTTGCGGCTGGCCTGATCCTGTACCTTAACCAAGAGATTAGCGAGAGAATTTTTGTTATTTTCAATAGTGTTTGTCATTGTTTTACATCCCGTAAAAGTTAAAAAACCAGCAACATTTCTGTTGCCGGTGATTGTTGTCTCATAATCTCGCATATAATGCAAGCTTAAATTTTTATAAATTTCTATCGGCGGCGGCGTTTCACATATCGCGTTCGCTTTTGAGTGTGCTTTTCCCAGTCTTTACCGTAAAGCAAACGGCCAATAATACTGAATATAAACATTAAGCTTTTTCCCCTTCTTTATCATCACGACGGCGCAATTCCCAAACCATATGCTCGACATTAGACAACGCCCCGCATATTTCGGGCAGATCGTTCTGGTAGGCCAGATCATACAAAGCCACCAGATCAATATGGATTTTTCTTTTAACGTCGATCATCCGCCCATCTCCTGAAAAGTTTTAGGCGTTCTATCGTACTTAACTTCCTCATCAGCATAGATTTCAGTAAAGACACGCTTGTCTTTTAGCTCATCATAAGTGGTCTTTGTTACCTCGTAGTGACCACCAGCCCCATAGGCCATAGTGTCATTCCAGTACATACCTTCGCGCAGACCATCAGAGTTATGCTCATCCAGCCCATACCATTCTTTGGCAAGCCGTTCCATCAACTGATCAGCATCACCAGCGGTTGCGAACAGGATGGATTGCTCAACCTCAAACTCACCATGTTGCTCGTCAATATTTCCAATATAATATTTCATCGTTCAAAACTCCCGTGTTAATTAACGATGCCCCTACATATAGGATTATCTGGGACATATCAAGTCTAAAATCACATCCCAGTTAAATTTGCCTTTTTGATGGTGTATTGACTCGACGGATTGCAGCCCGTCCATTTTCAGATCGACGGCCGCGCTGGCCGGATACAAGAACAATTCCGGATCATCCATAGGTTTGTTCTGTTTTTTGATCAGTATCCATGTCGGGCTATGATGGTGACGGGATAACCACGCCACCTGCGACGGCTGCAAGGTCACGCCGTTGCTAGTCAAAAACTTTAATTCTACAAAATGAAAAACACCCTGTTCATCGCATATCAATAAATCAGGTATGCCCGCGCCTACAGAATTTTCAATCCGCGTCAGTAATAACTTCCGCTTCGATCTCTGCGTCGCTTCCTTCATCTGCTTGTAAAAGCCGCTTTCGCGCTTTACCGCGATTGCTGGCATTTTTCTTTTCTTTGGGAGTGATGTCGATTGTGATCGGGGCATAGCTTTGTTTGATTTCCTCTAGAGCTTTCAAGACATCCTCTTTGTTCATGCTATCAATAGACCCTGTTCTGATCTCAGACTTGCTAACATAGATGTCGCCTTGTGCTTGCCCCCGCCGGTACTCAGCTTGAACGGCGGCAGAGTAAGCCCCGTTCTCCAAAGCCACATCCCGAATAGATTGTAAATCCCGCAAATGCCTTTGATATGTAACCCCGTATTTCTCATCTAGTTCGCGCCGGTAGGAATTGATAGCGGCAACAACGTGGGGCGAGATATGCTGGTTGGTTAGCTCATACGCCCTGCTATGCGCCGACGTTGCAGAATAGCCAGCATTGATTGCCGCCTCTCGCAAAGTTATCTGCCCGTCCTTGCTGACAAGCTCTTTAACAAAAAGCTCCTGCTTACGGGTCAACGGCTGCTCAGTGCTGGCCGGTGGCCGTCCTCTTGTCTCACGGGGCTTTCCTGTTACCTTGCTTGCTGCTCTGCTACCCATTATCAATCCTCAGTTAAAAAGGTCACGTTCGTTAAACACCGTATCCTTTATATACGCCAGAAATATATTTTTCAAAAAAAATATTGCCACACCCCCATTAGGCGATTTCTTGTTTTATAGGTACCGTCTTTGTTTTCACTGGTGCTACCTTGGCGGTACCTGATAAGGTATTGTTTTATAGTGTTTAAAAGATAGGGTACCGTTGGTACCGTTGGTACCGCCTATATTTTACAAAAATATTTTTTTTATTTCTGGGCTCTATATACTGTATACCGTTACTAAAAACAAAAGAGGCGTGACCCGTGAGCCACGCCTCTTGAATATTATGCTGCTTTTTCAGTTAGTTGGGTCAACCATCGCTCCATCCACTTTTCATGGCCGTCATTTTTCCCGTTAAAATCTGTATCATTATCTTGCATTAAAGTAACTTCAGCGGGCAAATAATCGACCCATTCGTCGTTTATAACGCCTCCATGATACTCTCCGGTTTCTACTTTCCAAAGCCCGATTGGGATAGGAGTATATCCATTTTCCCAATTTATTCCGCCAAGTTCACCTATCCAGCTTTTGCCTTCAGTGATAAGAAAAACTTCGACCGGAACTTTGCCACCGTCACTTGAAACATCATTAGCGGCTTTTTCGACTGCGGTCATTGGGTCTTGAGCCTTGGCCCATGATCCTTGATAACCGCAAGTTGAAGCGAGAAAGGTTTGCCCATTAGGTAGTACATAGTTATCAGTCATACTGATCTCCCGTAGTAGTGATTAACATTTTCAAACAGCGTTTGGCCGTCGGCCAAAAAACAGTCATCCCCGACTGTTCTTATACTCTAGCATACTATCCCATACTTGTCAAGCATAAAATTTTATAAAGTTTTATCAGTCTCGCCAAGCGTCCCAAATAAGAAAGGCCAGCAGGGCAAGCCCGCTGACCAGATATCCGATTATGAATATTGTTTCATTCATCGCTCACCTCCTTTATCCCTTCCAACGTCCAGTCGTGACCTTCGTTGATTTGAAGCCAGTCGGCATCATTGTCTTCAGCCATCTGCCATGCTTCGGCTTCGTTACGGGCTTCGACGATTAGTTCGTAGCCCACGTCCATCGTGGCGGTTACCTTAAACTTTGGCATCGTCCATCTCCTCAACATCAACGATACAATCCTTAATGTGGTCATTCCAATTGTAATCTGATGTGGCTAATTCCTTTGCCTCATCTTCGTTACTAGCTTCAATGTCGTCAATCATGTGATACACCGTGACGTAAACCTTAAACTTTGGCATCGTTGATCCCCTTAGACTTAGCACGTCCCGTGCGACACTTCTCGTGTGTGTTAATCCAATATGTCAACAACTCAGGTTCGTTGTCTTTTGCCAACCGCTCTGCCGCTTCATACGCCAAATCGCCTGACTCGCCTTCATCCATGTTTGGCAAAGAACCCATTCCGCCGTAATCCAACATGAAATCCAAAAGAATTTTTAGATCTTTGTTTTCGACATACCGATCTTGTTTTTCACAAAGGATTTCGCCCCGTGCTTGAAGCATTTTGCCATAACGGATGTCCAGTTCTGGATGACCTTCAGTGCCGATTGAGTGATACTCATTAAGATCATTATCAATGGCGACAATAACGGCTTCCCACAATTCAGGTCTCATTGTTACTTTCATTTTAATCTCCCGTAGTGATATAAGATTTATCCCATACATAAACTAAATAAAAAAATAAGTCAACCCCCGCCCCAAAATAATGGAGCGAGGGCCGTGGTCAGTGTTCCGTTTCGTCCGCATCGGTAACCATGAGGGCTGCGGTACTCATGCAAGAGCCCATGAACCCTAGTGCGGTGGCCGCGTCTGGTGCGCCGATAGCCATTCTAAATATGATGGCTTGCATTGCACCGCCCATTGCGGCTCCGCCGTTATAGCCAGCGGCTTCAAACCGGTCTAGCAGAGCTTCCATTTCGTCACATGCGGACTCAAAGTCGTCTTTTGCTTTATCCACGTTGTATCCTCCGCCACGCGGCGTTGATGGTGACTGCCTTGTCCACCGCTTCGCGGCTGAACGCACCGGCTTGCTTGGTATTTGCTGCAAACAATTCTACAGCCCGTTCCACAACTTCACAAGCTTCGGCCCAGTCCATGCCCAACGATCTCTTTAGAACATCGTCTTTAATCATTACGATCCCCCAGATTAAACAAGGTGCCGACTGCTTCGGCCCTGTCAATTAGTTTGTGCATATCAGAAACCCAGATAGTCTCTGCGCCCTCATACTGCATTTCAGTTCCAATTTGATATGCGATCAGCCTTAACTCATTAACCGCTTTTATCATGTCGGGTTGTTGCGCTTCCATCTCTTGGACAAGAGCTCCGCGGTCCGCGGTTTCTTTTTCCCGCTTCTTTTCCCAATACGCACAACGCTCTTCATGCGTCATGTTTTCAAAGTTCTTTTGTCTACCCATCGGTAACTCCCGTTCATTTGTTTAACATACCCTTATATAGTCCCATACGACGGGAAAGTCAACCCGTCGCAGTTTCTTCTTTATCATCGCGCAGAATTAAAACGATATTTTCAATAGGTGTCATATCCAAACCGATATGTTCTGCGGACCCACGGAAGCGGTTGAGCCACGCGGCCAGAGCCACGCCAGCTTGCCGTCGCAGTTCTTCTTGCGACGCCTCGTCGTCGGGGTCAAACGGTTCGTAACCGCCGCCCTCTCTGCGCTTGGATACCGGCGAGATGTATGCCGGATACTCAGCCACCTTGATGGAAACGACAGAACTTTGTTGCACTTCTTCTTGCTTGACCACGATCCGTAGTCCGCTAGCCATGCGCCGTGCCATGTCGATCCGCCATTGTCTGTCCGCTGTTGCGTCGTCGGTGCCATAAAATGCATTATACATTTCATGTTCCGGCTGGTTAGCCAGCCAGTCAACGAACTCATCTGCCTTGAATATA